ATATCAACAAGTCTTACGTTTACTTTGCTGATAAGTTTACAAACATAAAGGGTGACCATAGATTTGATATCAAGCAAGAGGTTATTGCTAAGTCAGCATTTTGGGTTACCAAGAAAAGATATGGTCAATGGATTATTAACGATGGTGGGTTAGAGTGTGAGAAGTTAGATGTCAAAGGGTTGGATATTGTCAGAAGTTCCTTTCCACCAGCATTTCGTGATTTTATGACTAAAGTGTTAAAAGCTATTCTTCATAATATTAATAAAGATAAGATAGATGAATTTATATTAAGTTTTAAAAAGAACTTGGAAAAACATGAGTTGGATACCATAGCCTTACCGAGTGGTGTAAAGGGAGTTACAAAGTATAAGGGAACTAAGGGTAAGAAAGATATATTTACACAGACTAAGAGTGGTACACCAGCACATGTAAAAGCTTCTTTGGCTTACAATGACTTGTTGGTTTATTACAAGTCAACACACCTTGAACCAATTAGAAATGCTAGTAAAATAAAGTGGGTTTATTTAAAAACCAATCCACTTCAATTGGATGCTTTAGCGTATAAGGGATATGATGACCCTAAAGAATTAATGGATTTTATCAATCAATATATTGATAGAGATAAAATATTTGACAGAGCTTTAAATAAAAAAATACAAATGTTCTATGAAGCTTTAACTTGGGATATGCCCGTTGATAAAGCGAATACAATAGAACGATTCTTTTAACCTAAACAGGAGTTATAATGAATAAGATAACACTAAACACATTCATTCAGAAGTATAACCTTGGTGGAAATGTAAATTCCGTTAAGTGGACTTCTGATGGAACAAAACTTTCAACGAGGTTTATATCAGGCGATAAATCATTGTTGGGAGTTCTTGAATTAGATAAACAAAGTCTGCCCGCTTTTGATGTCGGAGTGTATGATACTGCTCAATTACAAAAGATGTTAAATGTAATGATGGATAGTATTGAATTAACTTTAACAGAAAGAGAAGGTAGTCCAGTAGCATTTCATTTAGCTGATTCTAATAAATCATCTGAATATGTTCTTGCTGCTCTTGGTGTAATACCAGATGTACCAGAGTTAAAAAAGTTACCTGAGTTTGATACTTTGGTAACATTGGATGCTCAGTTCATGGATTCTTTTATTAAAAGTAAAAGTGCTTTATCTGATGTAGACCACTTTGCTGTTAAGCCAATTGATGGTGGGGTTGAGTTTGTAATTGGATATTCCGATATGAATTCAAATCGTATCAGTATCAAGGTAAATAGTAGTGCTGTTAAACTTGATAAAGAGATTAACTTTAATGCTAATTTATTTAGTCAATTGTTAAGCTGTAACAAAGAATGTTCAAAGGCAGAGTTACAGATTTCTAGCACAGGTTTAGCTTATATTGAGTTCAAAGTCGATGACTTTGTTGCTAAATATTGGTTAGTAGCACAACAGGTCTGATATGAGTTCACATGGATTATGGGTCGAGAAATACCGACCAGAAGATTTATCAACTTATGTTGGTAATGAAAGTCTTAAAACACAAGTAGAGAGATTCTTAGATGATGGAAATGTACCACATTTATTGTTATATGGTAAAGCTGGTGGTGGTAAGACCACACTTGCTAAGATTATTGTCAATCATGTGGATTGTGATTATCTTTATATTAATGCTTCTGATGAAAGAAACATCGATGTTGTGAGAGATAAACTCAAGACATTTGCTTCTTCTATTGGCTTTAGGTCAATGAAAGTTGTAATATTAGACGAGAGTGATTACATGACACCGATGGCTCAAGCAGCACTTCGTAATCTAATGGAAACATTCTCTAAACATTGTAGGTTTATCTTGACCTGTAACTATGTGGAAAAAATCATAGACCCTATACAAAGTAGGTGTCAGACTTACAAAATTGTACCACCGAGTAAAAAACAAGTTGCTCTTCATGCTAAAAATATTCTTGAGAAAGAGAACATATCTTTTGATTTAGATGACTTGGCATTGGTTGTAACTGCTGGATATCCTGATATGAGAAAAGTCATTAATGAATTACAGAGGATGTCCATTAATGGTAAACTGAATGTTGACAAGGATGGTATGATTCATAATGAATTTAAACTTCAATTTCTTGATGCTATTAGAAATGGAGAGAGTATAAGCACTATCCGTAAAATGGTTGCGGATAGTAATTTCACAGATTATACTGAACTTTATAGACTTTTGTATGATGAGGTCGAAAGTTTTGGTATAGAAAAGATGCCAGAGATAATAGCTGATATATCTAAAGGTTCGTATCAAGATGTGTTGGTTGTGGATAAAGAGATAAACTTTATCGCTACGGTGTCACAGATTCTTGGGAGAATATAATGAACATGAAACCGCAAAAACCAATACCACAACCGAAACCACAAGTTGACTTGGAAAATGCTCAAACTATGAGATGTGAGAAGTGTGACAATCCAATCTTTATTCAAGGTTATATAGTAAAGAAAATATCAGCAATAACATCACCAACGGGTAAAGAAGTTATAGCACCAGTACAAGTATTTAATTGTGGAAGTTGTGGTGAACTTTTAAACTTGGCTGGTATAGATGAACTTATTTAAATGGATTGATGAACTATTTGTCGGTAAACGAGATTGGGATTCATTCTCTGATGCCGACAAGAAGTCTTTTTCACCCTTTATGATTGTTCGCTATCTTAGCATGAATAAAGATATTTTACCTTTGGTAAATCATTATCAAAACTATATCATAGAAGTTATGCCACATAAAGCTGTGTATCAGTTTTGGTGTGGTGTATTACCGAAGAGAAAAACATATCTGAAATATATTAAGGGTAAGAAAGATAAGTTCAATAAAGAGGTTATTGATTACTTAGTAAGATACTTTGAAGTTAGTAAACAACAGGCATCAGAATATGTTAAGTTAATACCTAAAGAAAACCTTATTCATATGTTAAAAGAATATGGAAAAACCGATAAAGAAATAAAAAAGATGATTAAATGAATAAATTATGGATGGCTATATTAGCCTCTTTTACCGGACATGTTATAGCATGGTTTCACATGCAAGCTCAGTTTAAGTGGGAATGGGGTAAGTCTATGTGGTGGGTTATAATAGGTGGAATTCCAATAAGCATATGTTTTTTCTACGGCACAAAATGGTACTATGAATACTTTGGAAATTATTGGTATGTTAGACCCATTGGTTTTGGTATGGGAACAATAGTTTTCACCGTTCTTACTTATTTAGTTTTATTTGAAACACCAGATTTAAGAACAATAATAAGCTTGTTTTTGTCAATTATTATTATTATATTACAACTGTCACATTTAACAATAAAATAGAGGTTATGATGAGTAAAAATAAAAAAGATGTCGTTACATTAATGGAGAAGGAATGGCCAGTAATGACAGCAGAATTTAGAAAGTTACAGAGAGAACAGTATGAGTTGTTTCTACATAAACAACATGATTATGGTCCAGGTAATATATCAGTTGGAACACAGTTGAAAAACGAGGAAGAGATTAAGTTATCTCTTACAGGTCTTTGGTTTAGAATGAACGATAAGTTACAAAGAGTCAAAACATTATTGATGACAGGTAGGGACTCTGCCGTAAAGGATGAACCTCTTGAAGATGCTTATTTAGATGTAAGTAACTATGGAATCATGGCTACAATTGTTGGTCGTGGTAAATGGGGTAAGTAGTTGAAATCATTATCCCATTCACAATTCAGCGCTTACAACGAGTGTAATCTAAAGTGGAAGTTAAGATACATAGATAAGCTCAGTAAGTCAAGTGGTAGCATACATACGATATTCGGTTCTGCTATGCACACCACGATACAGGCTTATCTAACAGAGATGTATGGTACATCAATTGTGGCTGCTGAGGCTCTGAACTTGGAAGAGATGTTGAAGACCGAGATGGTCAAGGAGTTCACAAAGATACGAGATAAGCATAATGTTGATGTATGTAATCAGAAAGAACTTACAGAGTTCTACCAAGATGGTGTGGCAATCATAGACCACTTTAAAAAACATCGTGGTAAATACTTTATGAAGAAGAACTATGAGTTAGTGGGTATTGAGCTACCTATATTTATGAAGTTACAAGAGGGTGTGGAGTTTAGAAGTTATCTTGATGTTGTTATTAGGAACAAGATTAGCGGCACCATCAAGATAATTGATTTAAAAACATCCACTCGTAGTTGGACAGATTTTCATAAGAAAAACTTTTATAAGACATCTCAGTTAGTTTTATATAAAGAAAAATATTCAGAGGCATATGGTGTGCCACTAGATAAGATAACCGTAGAGTTCTTAATATTAAAAAGGAAGATTGCTAAGAAAAGTGATTGGCCTATCAGTAGGTTACAAAGATTTGAGCCTGCTAATGGTAGACCAACCGTGAATAAAGTCAGTAAGGCATTTAACGAGTTTCGTGAGTTGATACTCGATTCTAAAGGTAATTATAAAACTGATAGAAACTACAACGCTTCACCTGGTAGAGCTTGTACATTCTGTGAGTTTGTAAACACGGAGCATTGTAAATGGGGAAAGAAACTCTAAGGGTTGCTATAGTTGGTAGTCGGAAGTATGAAAACCGACAGAAGATAAAAAAATTTATATTCAAGCTAAAGAACGAGAAAGGTGCTGATACAATAATAGTCAGTGGTGGAGCTAAATATGGTGCTGACAGGTACGCTAAGAAGTATGCTTTAGAACTTGGATTACAATATCAAGAATTTCCACCACAACATGACACTTGGAATATATATTGTCCAAAGGATAAAAAAGATTACGATAAACCATTTAGTGTTAAAAACTTTTTTGTTAGGAATAAAATAATAGCTGCTTATTCACAGTATGTAGTGGCATTTGTTCCACGAGGTGTTGAGTCAAACGGTGCTATGTCTACAATTAATTATGCTAAAAAGTTTGGAAAAAAAACACTCGTTATAGATTAAATATATATATTTATGTATATATGAAGAAAGAAGTAAAACTAACATCGGTGAAGATTATCAAAAGTCTTTACGATAATTTT